CTCAAATACCCAAACGCCTTTGAATACGACTTACTCTGTTCAATATTCGGCATAGGTATATCTTCCATGTTCTAAGCCCTCCTTTCTTTGAGATGAAAACCGCAAGCAGGAGAGAAAAAAGATGACAGGGCGGCCAAAACCGCCCTGCTATATCTTTACTCCAGCACCCTTTCCCCGTTAATAATGCGGATTTCTTCTTCTTCATCGACCGCATTCCTAACGTGAATCGGCACCGGAGCGCCATTCCCAGCACATATTGTCCCCACCAAGAGATCCATGACTACGTTTAAAAAATCATTGGTGGACATATTGGTCTTAAAGGCTCCCCACAAGCCAGGAAAAATCGGATCATTATAGTCCTTTATGACGATAAAAAGTTTTAATGGTTTGTCCAGCTCCGGGATATCAACACCGGCAGCCGCAATTACCCGACAAGGGACATTAGCGGCCTCGCATTCAAGACAAATTTCATAAATCCTGCGGTGCCGGGCAATCATTTGATTGTCGTTTCTTTGGCTCCAGTCAATGGCCATATCCATAAATACGGATACACCGTCCAGGGCATCGTCATTCATTTCCTTTATATACTCATCAAAACACCTATCATTGCCGTCCAGATAACGTTCAATATTGAGGTCCCCCGTTTCCGAGGAAACCTCTTCGATTTTAAGTCCGTCCAAACAGACGTTTTCCCTGATCTCATCGAACATCATATCGGCCTTTTTATGCTTTTCAAGCTCTGCCCGTAATCCATCCAGGCGATCCCATGAAACGTCCTTATTTTCATAGGCCGTTTTTTCGGAATCACCTTGCAGGCAATGCTCAAGAACATCAAGGCCGTACAGCCAGGCAATATCAGGCTTTTTCTGGATATATTCCTCTGGCGTTAGCATCTCACTTTCCCCCTTTCGATTTTAGACAAGCTATTCAGGAAGGCGACCTCAAAGGCCCGCTCTTTGTTCAGGCCGGCCAGAATCGCTTTTCCCGCATTAATCAGCCGTCTTGTTGACGGGTCAAAAGGAACATTATGGGTAGCGATATTTATCCGCAATGCAGTGATAGATTCGGTCAAATAATTAATTTCACCGTCTCCATTTTCCACGCCCATATTGTTCAGGATAGTTTCCTCAACTTTAGGATCATAGCCCATTTTCATGGTAGTAAACCGATCTAACATGCTGTCATCAACTCGCTGGGCACCTTTATACTGCCTGTCTTTGCTACGACCGACAGTGTTTGCACAAGCGACAAAATGACAATTTTTATGGACTTTAATTTCGCCAATAGGGGTCAAAATCGACCTTGAATCAGGCTCAAGCAGACTGTTCAGGCCCAGTAATACCTCGGGATCAGCGGCGAATATCTCGTCGAGCAACACAATACCCGGCTTTTGGACTGCCTTTAAGAGCTGTGAAGGCTCCCAATGGCTTTTCCCACCATTGATCTGAGTGGTTCCAAACGCCTGTGCGTATCGAACGCCACCACTGAAAGAGACGCAAAAACAATTCTGATTAAGGGCCTTGGCAACCTCTGAAACCATGCGGCTTTTACCACAACCAGCAGGCCCGGAAATAAGAACGTTAATCTTGGCCTTTATCAGGGAAACAACCTCGTCCCAGATCTTAGGCTTGATATAATCGCTCTTTTTAGGCTTTGGTAGCTGTGGCTTTGGCCGTTTTTTCAGTTCACTGACTTTCCTTTTCAGCTCCATTACGATATCTTGAAGCCCCCGGACTTGCTTGTCCTTCGCTCTAAGTTCATTCTGAAGTTTTTTGATTTCATCAGAATTGTCTGGAGCCGGGGATTCACTGTCCATTTTCTGGACTGTCCAGTCAGGAAACCATCCCTGAATGTATTTTTCAACATGTGAGGCCACAACCTTGCCGGCCTTATATTTTCTGGCAAGCCCTACTATCTGATTTGCCTCGCCCTTTTTCAGCGATCCCTGATTAATCTTTTCAGACCAATCAACCTTGGTAAGCTGAAACAGAACAAATCTTTGCTTGTGCCCAATCTTCCCTTGACTTTGCGATCCATTTTTGCTATTTTTCATTTAAGACTCCTTTTTCACCGCCCGGCCCTGAGCGTTATTCAAGACCGGGCATTTTATTGTTAATACCCAAATCCTTTAACCGCTCCTGGCCTTATGAGGAGAAAGACCGCCGTGGGGAATGGCTTTCCATTTTCTCCCCTGCTTACGGTTCACATCAGCAGAGGGATTCTGGAAATTGCTTCCTTTCACCCAGACTGTGCAACTCCTTGTACGCACTTAAGGGTTTCCAGAAGAGGTTTTCGGTTTTCCTTCCTACCTGGCCTTCCGGCCAGGGCGTTTCCCCGGATATCTCATTGATCCGGTTTCCGCACTTACAAGATTTTTTCTGCGATGTCTTGTTAGTTTCACCGCCCGGCTTTCTCACAAGAGGTTTTGTTTGGCTTCACTCGCTCCATCCCTTTTGCCATGATGGTCTTGATTTCGATCCCCGGTATTCTATTTTCAAAGTTTCATCTACGTTACTTTCGGTGTCGGTGTCGTGTCGTGTCGCTTTATACAGAATCAGATTTCCTTTACCATGTTGTCTTTAAGTATACCACATCTGCGGTACATGTCAAATGGGGATCGCTGTAAGTCATTGATTTCTCAATCAAAAAAGGCTTAAAATAGCATGAATTTTTTTGAAACACAATTTATGGCCTGTAAGTTATTGATTTTATACATATTTTAGGCTTAAAATAAGGCTTTTTGACCCCTGAAAGTAGTTGATTTTACTACATTTTTGACCCAAAATCATGATTTTATGGCCCTAAAATCCATATAAAAAGGGGCTTTCAGGCCCCTTTAAGTCCTTGATTTTTGGTCTAAATCTGTTTTTTGCTTCATTTTTGGCTGGTTTTTTGTTCTTTTTTTGTTGTTTTGGGAATTACACCGTCCTCTTTTAGCTGCTTATCAATGGTTTTAAGCCCAAGGATCTTGCGTAATATATATTTTATGTCGTCCCCGGACATATTCTTGGAACAGGAAGCCTCCGCTACAAATCTCAAAACCCGGAAAAAGACCTCGGGGTCATTTTCCCGAACTGCAACCCATTCACGCCTGCGGACTGCAAAACAGTAAATGCAACCCAATCGCTTCAGATATTTATAAATGGGATGCACATTCCAATTATATTTTTTGATAATTTTAAATACATCGTCTTCAGTATAGTCCAGAATCGGCCTCGCAATTCTTATCTTGTTATCCTTTCCAATTGCCCGGACTGCCGCATTCTCTCGCGAGCTGCCCTCTTCCCGGCGAAACCCCTGGCAGAGGACAATATCCGGCTTTCCTGTCAGCTCGTTCTCTTTCAACCATCTATTCATAGGAATTATCTTCCAGATCCTGGTGCACCATCTGCTCGTAAATCCTTTTGGCAGGCCATGAGACCTTAAAACCTTGAAAAGCTGCGTATCCGAATAATCCATGCCGATCATTTCTAATTTTATTCCGACCTGTTTGGCAAAGTCCTTTACAAACTTATCCAGGCCGGGATAATCAAGCGGCACTCTATTATGCAGCAATACCATCTTTTCTTTGGGCACCTTATGATCTAAAAGCACTGCAACCTGGGCCATGCTGTCCTTTCCACCGGAAAACATGACGTATATTTTCTCCATGGATTTAAGCCAGGTATAAAACTCAATTTTTAATTCACGCTTAGGCAGTTTGATTTCTTTTGGTGCATCTTCATCTGAATATAAGTCCCCAGCGGCCTCTTCCTCGTCGGGCTCATCTTCTTCGGGAAACAAATGCATAAGCCTCTCTTGTAATTCCTTGAAGTCAAACCCTGTCAAATCCAGATCAAAGTTGAGTGAATACAATTCCTCCAGTTCTTCCTGGAGCAGATCATCATTCCATTCACTCTCGGCCACCTTATTATCAGCAATCCTGAATGCCCTTATTTGTTCGGGAGTCAGGTGCTCTATGCGGATACAGGGAATTGATTTCATTTTGAGCTTCTGGGCCGCAAGTATCCGGCCATGTCCGGTGATGATCTCGTCCTGTTTGTCGATCAAGATCGGAATGTTGAATCCGTAGTTCTTGATTGACATGACAATCTTTTTTATCTGTCTGGGCGGATGGTCCTTTGCATTTCTCACATACGGGACCAGTTCTTCTACCAGTCTCTGCTCAATCTTCATCTCAAATTTCTTGCCTGCCGTCTGGCGGACAGGTTTCTCGGGCTTCTTTTTATCCGCCGTCTTTGTGGCGGGTTTATTTCCAACCTTCTTTGTCATTTTTAATTCTCCTCGGCTTGTAATTTCAATACTACCCATTCCCGGATACGAATGTGCCCGGACGGCAATCTATACCAGCCTGAAGGTGGAATAACCGCATCTTCCGGCTCCTCAAAGGCCATCCATTTGAAAATCGTCTGCTTGGTAACGGATAGCAGTTCGGCTACCTCCGCGATTGAATATGATTTTTCCACCTGTCGCTTTCGCGGCGCTCCTTTTTTCGTGGCGGGGATCCATCCCTCTTTTTTTTCCAGCCATGCCATTGTTATCTCGGGATGCAATATCTCCGGTAAATTTCATCTGCTGTTATTTGTGTCTCATCTTCTCCTGCACGATTTAAAAAAATTGTGCCTTCCAAATCTTTGTCACAAATAAAGCTCGTACCATACATCGCCACTCGTTCAAGGCGTGCCGGCAATTTTAATAAGCCTTCTTCTCCATATTTTTCTTTAATGTATTCTTTAAGCTCTTCAAGCGTCATGCCTGGGGTTATTGGCTTATCCCAAATTGTTGACCATGCTAAATATTTATCTCTGATTTTTATGATACCTTCTCCCATTTCCTTTCTCCTCTCTGCCTTTATTTTTGAGCTTTTTTTTTCTTATAATACCATCAATCTTGTTAATCCTATCCAACATTTTTTCTTTTACCTCGGGATCCAGGATCCTCCGCTTCGCGGGATCCAGGAACGGCCCCCTTTACTCGCTTTTGGCTTTGGAGCGCTCTTCCTCGGTTTAGCCCTTCCCTTTAATATCCTGATGCCGCCCCACCACTGGGGATCAGCACAGGCCGCCGCGTATACCTCACAATCCAAATAATGATTCGCTCGTTTTTTATGCCAGATCAATTTGCCTTTCTCATATCTTTTTTCCTCTGCGGTTATCTGACGAGCATAGTCCTGGCCTGTTTCGGAATTCAGATAAAAATATTGCGGCCCTTCATCTTCTATTCCCAGCCTGTAATGGATGGTCTCCTTAAATTCAGCCGTGTCGATAATCCAAACTATCAGACCGCCAGGGATCGGCTTGCCCTTACGTCCGGGCATTTTATCAATTATGGTTTGCCGCACCCGTGTTGACATCTTTGCCGAAGATCCCTTTACCCCAAAGGCGACCCCCTGGCCGTGATCCCGCAACCAGGCATAAACTTCCTCCGTTGCCGTCTTGTCCTCTTCGCCCGATTCACTGCCGCCCGTATCAATGCCGGCCCGCCAGATCTTTATGGTCTCTTCAGTTCCTTCAATAGGATATTCATCTTCAAAAATTATCTGCAAAAGCTCGTCCCACGAATAAAGTGCGCCATATCGGATAAGCCAATTACGGTAATCCCTGGCCCAGGCCCTGATTACAAACTCAATATGTGTCTTGTGCACGTCCCCGCCCAACGTCAAAGCAACTGCGTCCGGGTGCACGATCAATGGAGGCAGCTCGCAGCGATGCGTCAATATCATATCCTCCGATTGTGCCTCCACCTTCGGAACATATTCCTCGCCAAGCCAGTCTGTAATAAAGGTCCTCTTGTTGTCGAACCGGTCAACCTCTGAAAGCTCTGCCTTCAGATACTTTTCCACAAGATCACCAAATTTTAATAATGGCGAATAAATAGACGATAACCTTGAGGCAACACTTTGCAGCTTAATCCCGCTCTCCGCATAAAATTTGAAAATGTCCCCGATAGAATTTTCCGAAGGTTCGGGCTCTTCATTGATAATATCAAACCAGCCTGCTCCGTTTGACGGATTTAACACCCAGTCACGCTGCATATCGTCAATATCTTTTTTGCAAAATTTGCATTCGTAATGTGCAGTAGACCTTGCCACATATATCCGATCATTCTTCTTCAAATCCTTGCGATCCTCATATTTAATTTGATCCCAATTGTAATCCTGGAGGCGGCCACAATGCGGGCATGGCACGCAATACCTTATGATAGCCTGACACAATGACTCCTGGATTGTGATATTTCCATCCTCTGTTGTCGGACTGGACACATCAACAATCTTGCGTATGTCCCAAAATGATTTAAGGCGCTCCTCTGTTAATTCCATCGGATCACCATACTCCCCGATTAACGCCGGCCACTTATTTACTTCGTCTCTGATAAGATTTTTGCAGGGCTTCTGCGAGGTAGATACAGGCGAATTACAACCGATCAAATATAAAACCATTCCGGGAAAAGACATCTCCTGGAGCTGGTATTTAGATGGATTAGAGGGGATCTTCTTTTTGACTGGTTCGCATTCTTCAAACATGCGCTGTAAGCGGGTCCGGCTGATTTCTCGGGCCTGGCCGTCATTGGCATAAGCAAGAAGCGTGCTGTATGGATTCTGATCAATGATCCAACTACATATGATATACTCAATTAGCGTTTTCCCTGTCTGGGTTGCCCATTTAAGCACAATATGATTTATGTCTGGATGTTGAAATAAATCGAGGATATCTCTTTGATAAGGAGCTACCTGCCATCTGTAAGGCCCGGATATTCGATCAATAGCTTTCAATAAATTGACATTCTTGTTTGCCCATCCTGACATCAAAATCGATTCCGGCGGCTTTAAAATGTTTTTCTCTATAGGCCAGAGTTCAAATACCAGTGCATCATTCTTCATCAATCTTCACCATTTCTCATCTGAATCTCGCTCAAGGTGTGTCCGCGAGAATAAGTTTGCAAAATAAATTGTGTATCATCGTCCAATAACTTCTGTATTTCTTCAGATGTTTTATGGGCACATTTAAGGCTCAATCTTCTGTTCCTTTCTGCCAAGGCCTTTTTAAATTCAACTGCCCTGGTCTCCAGAAGATCATCCACCAGGCTCTTAGGTATCAGCTCGCCCTTCAGTTGCTTGAATAGCAGCTCCTCGCGTTTGCCTCGGAATTCTCTGTAAAACGTATCCCAAAAAGATTTCCCTCCTACTTCGCCTTCATCAACCGGCTCTCCATGTGGCTGGCCAATACCTTTTTTATTCCTTGTCTCCCACCAGGTATCAATATCATCCAGATCATAAGTTCCATCCAGATTAACCGGCATACCCTCGCTTTTGTAATATGAAATCATCCGGGTGGAACGACCCAGATATTCAGCCAATTCCTTTTGGTTTGATAATATTCGCTTGCCTGGACCAGCCTGGCTCTTGTTATAATGGGCCTCAAATTCTTCAAATATTTTTTGTTCATGGGCCGCAAGGGTTTTCCCGCTCTGTATTTTCTTGAGTAAATTTAAAAAAAAAGCCTTCTTCGCTTTACCTAAAAGGCCGATAAATTTTTCGTCGTCGTCTTTATCCTTGCTCATCCCTATTACCCAATACCATGGTGGCCAGACGTCGAACCGATCTGCGGCTAACACACTCACGCTGACCATTTTCAAATTCAATTAAAATACTATTCATTTTCCCAATAGCCAGCACCCTGCACCTCCGCCCTTTCATGGTTACACGCTTTGGGTTGTTTCCCCAATGATATGTATGCGTCATTAAGCACATAACCAATCAGGTCTTTAATCCTTCTGTTTCTTGATGTTTTTTAATGCAACCAACTTATTTTCCCACAAACTCCGAAAGTTCGAGGTGGGGGGAACGGTGGAGCGTAAGGGGCTGGGAAGGACCCGCGCTTTGCATACATTGCACATGGTTAAGTAGGTGTTTTTAAAGGGTGTTTTCGATTGGATAGTAGATTTAGCGGTAAAAACACGCAATGATGTGCAATTTTTATTGCAGGTCATTGCAGG